CTAGCTCTTGATTTAGCTGCTTTAGTAGTTCCGTTGTGTTCTGCTTCGAATTGAGAAAATAAATCTTTCATTTGTTCGAATAATTCGTTTGAATTTGCCATAAAATTTATTATTTTAGTTAATTGTTTTCCAAACCACCACTTTGATGATTGGGTGAGTATAACTATGGTATATATTAAAAAAGAGAATTAAATTTTTGAACTTTTTTTTAACTTTTTAATTGTTCCATACTATACTCATTTTTTGTTATGGGTATAATAATTTTTTGATATATTATCCCATATTTTCTACATATTTTTTATGTAGTAATTGTTTTTGAACTAATTGACCACTTGCAGATTCTTTCTGTGCAAGGATACCATCTGGGGTATTTCCATCATAAACTTCAATAAATCCTGTGTTAGTATCCATCTTACAAGGAAAGGTAATTCCATCTTGTCCGAATCTGTTTTTCATAATGTGACAACGTGCAGTGTTGTTTAGTTTGTCTTTTGATTTTCTACTCCAACTCATAATAAAATCCGCGTTCATTACTTTTGCGTATGAATCTGCAATCTTATCTGCTTCGATAACTTCACTATCAATCGCAGAACGATTGGTTTGTGATGCAGTCCAGATAGGAATACCCAATTCACCACCTACACCTCTTAAATCAATATACACACCACCTTGTTCTGCATATGTTGAATCATTTTTAGATGAATGTGATAAAAGTAAATCTGCGTAATCAACTATGATTAAATCAGGTTTATTACCCAATGATATCATCTTTTCAATGTGTGCTTGTAATTTCTTTACGGTCACACCTTTTGGTGGATAATATTTAATAAGTAATTGACCTTTCAAATTACCGATTTTGTGTTTAACTTCTTCGGTTTTTTGTTTCAAATCAGATGATGGTATGTGAGTAAATACGGTATCATAACGAGCACCAACATAATGTTCAGATAATTCCATTGTATAATGAACTACCGATAACCCTGCTTTCACTGCGGCTGCACCTAATGCAGTTAGAATCCATGTCTTACCAACACCGGATGGTGCGACAACAACTCCTAACTCACCTGGTCCTAATCCACCATCCATAAGTTCGGTGACAGGTTGCCAATCAGTTGCAACGGTATCTCTCTTAACATCAATTGAACGTGAATCGAAATCTAATATATAATCGTGACCTAAATTATTTTCAACCCCAACTTTTAAAGCCTTATCTACTAAATCTTTGATTTTATCATAAGAACCTGCCTTTAATAAATCCACTGATTGTAAGATAACTCCTTTTAAGTTCTGATTGATACAAAAATCAGAAAACTCACTCTTAACATACTCCAAATCGGTATTACCAACTTGTGCCCATATATTTCGTAATTGGTCTACAACCGTTTTCTTTAAGATATCATTATCAACTTTTGATAATTGAACCTTAAATACATCCAATGTTGGTGCTTTTCTATACTCTAAATGATAATCTAAAACTTCAGATATAATCCATTTGTTTGCTTCACTCTCAAAAAACTTTTGAGTTGTGATTTCAGCAACGGTATCTAAAAATTTAGAATCAGTAATGAGTGCAGAAATAACCTTACTTTGGAATGATTGACCATATTTTGATAAAGTATCTACTTCTTGCATTTATTCTATAACTTTTATTGTTCGTACAAAGATACGAAAATTATTTGGTTTTACCAAATTTTATATAAATTGATTTACATAGATTGGGGATAAATCACCAACATATGCACAAAATGTATTATATTCCAAATACTCCCATGCATCTTCATCAGTGACACCATCCACCTTTCTAACTATATCAACCATTAACTCTTTAGAATACACTATAACACCATCGTCAGTAATTCCAAGTATTGCAGAATCAAACCCGTTTGGGTCATCATCGACACCCATTGGTTTCAAAGATTGACATTCTTCTGCTATTTCTAAAATACTTTCTAAATTGATTCTCATATTGTTAATCTGTAATGATATTTCCAAATGTGGTTTTTACCCAATCATTCACATCTCCAAACGAATTAACTACTTTATACTTCAATAGTATTTTTAAGAAATCAATTTTATTTAGAGGTTTGATTGGTTCATTGAATCTATCTAAAACACTCATTTTAATAATACCACTAATATCTGGATCTGCCAATTGCATTAATTCCCTATTCATTATAATCTGTGGTTTTGCTTCAAGTATATCATTATATAATTTAATCTTACCTTTCGATTCTAACTTCTTTTCTTCTGATAGTCGGAACAAATCATCTACTGATAATTTTGTATCCTCAGTCATTTCAGGAAACCTCTTTACAAGAGTTTTAATACCACATCCATACACACCGGGGATGTTATCGGATTTATCACCATCTAATACACGATATAATAATAAGTTTTTAGATTCAATCCCAAATTCTTCTTTGATTGCTTTTCTATTATAAATCTTCTTTTTGGTGGGTGACCAGACGATAGTTTTATCATCAACCAATTGTAGGAAATCCTTATCAGTTGACATAACTACCGCCTGTTCGTCTTCTTTTAAAAGTTGTGTTGCAATATAAGCCATAACATCATCAGCTTCAACTCCATCGTAAATCATAGTTGTAACCGGTAGATAATTAAGAATCTCATTTAACCAAACGAATTGGCGTTTCATTGATTCTCTTTCATCTTCTTCTGTCATAAAATCAGCATATTGCCTATTTATTCGGAGTTTGTTCTTATCTCTATCTGCTTTGTATCCACTGAACTTCTTTTTACGTTCTTGCGAACCACCCTTACCATCGAACACAATAATACATCTTGTCGGTTGTGTTTGTCTAATTGCATAACCAATTGACCTAAGAACTCCAGTTACACCAGCAACGTGGTCACCGTCATCATTCATTGTGGGAATGGATGACCAACATCTGATAAATGTGTTCAATCCATCGATAATAAGAACCCTTGAGTTCTTATGTTTATCGATATTTTGGTTGCGTTCAACTTCAACCGAATTCAAAATATTTTTATATAGTTCTTTCATTTAATTTATTTTAGTCATCCATACCTTCACCACCCATAGTGATTTCCATATTGTCAATATCCAATGTATCTGATTTGTATTGTAAGATTGTTTCTTCACAAATTTTCTTATAAATTTGGTCTCTTAAATCTAAACGCTCATCCATCAATTGGATAAAATCTTTTGATTGGAATTTTACTTCTTCACCAGTTTCAGTATCAACATACTTGTACCATGCACCTGATTGTGTTACCAATTTGTTTTCTTTCATTACTGTCAACCACGAACCGTAGTTATCGATTCCTCTATCGAAGTAAATCTCAAAATCAGTAGAACGTAATGGTGGGCCCATTCTGTTCTTTACAACCTGTGCTCGTACTTTCATACCAACAATTTTGTCGTTTCCACCAACTTTCATTTTGATTTGACCAGTACCTTTCAATCTTAACCTTACCGATGCGTGAAATGCCAATGCTTTACCACCCGATGTTGTCCATGGGTCACCAAACGGCATTGCGTTCATCTTCTGTCTTAATTGGTTGGTATATACTAATAAGATTTTTTGTCTACCAATCATATTAGTAATCTTTCTCATCGCTTTCGAAATGATAATTGCCTTATCAGTTGCATATCCATCTTTACCATAATCCGAAGCAAGTTCAGCTTTTGTTGATGCTGCTGCTACTGAATCCGTTACGATAGTTACTAATCTATCTTTCGATGTTTCACGAACTTTTTCGATAATAGTTTCAGTAAAATCAAAGATTTGTTCAACTGAATCTGCAGATACATAAAGTAATTTTGAAACATCCACACCGATTGCTTCTAAAAATTCTCTACTTACTGCGGTTTCAGTATCAATCAATACTGCAACTCCACCTAACTTTTGTGTTTCTGCTAGTAAATGGGCAGATACTAATGATTTACCTGATTGTTCTAAACCAGTTATCTCAACAATTCTACCAACTGGCAACCCACCATAAGGGCGGTTAGAAACTGCAACATCCAACATTGCACATCCGGTAGATACCCAACCATCTACGTTGGTAGGGGCTTCGTCTTCATCTAAAAAGAACGCTACCTTATGTTCTTTGGAATTTTTGTTTAAGGAATCAGCAAGAATATCTGCTAAGTCCAGTTCATCTTTTTTCTTTGCCATAAAATGGTTTTAATTAGTTGTTGAATAAATCATCAAAAGCAGATTCAACATCAGATGTAGTTTGAGAAACTTTTGGAGTTTCAATTGGACTACCTACGTTTGTTGGTGCTTGTTGTGCAGGTCTTGAAGGAGCAATTGCTTCTTGACTAACCGATTTTGGTTCAGATGAAGATTCATCCGATGCTGATGGATTTAACCAACTTTCTAATACACCTTTTAATTCATCATAAGATAATTCTTGATACAATTCTGTAATAGCAGTTTGGTCATCAATAAATGCCGTTGCTCTAGCAGAATCTTCTGAAAGTGGTGTTTGGTTTGGTTTAACTCTTAATGTAGTTGTTGGATATGATGTTCCTGCATCTTCTGCAGATACATACTCAACGGTTAAATCTCTACCTTCTGTTGGGTCTGTAATATCTCCATAATCTGGATCTGCGATGTATCCTAAGATTTCTTGATATACGGTTTTACCAAATCCCCAAAATTTAACTCCCTCACCTTCTTCACCTCTTACAATAACAGGTACGAAAGTTCTCAACTTAGGCTCC